ATGACTAAAAATACCGTGAACACTTTGTATTTGAATATCAACAATAATTCACGTGATGACTTTGCTTATTACGATTTGGAATTTATACACGTTATGTCAAAAGAAGTAAAGACGTATAGAATTGATACAAGCAATCCTGATGAATTTTTCCAAAATATTAGATACTGTACCATTACATTAGATTTAGCTACAACAGATTTAAACTACGAAGGACAATATATTTTAAATATTGTTGGTAGTGGAAATGGTTACGACCCATTAAACGTGTTTAAAGGAATGGTTGTGTTAGATGGTTTAGCAGAAAGCAAACCGTTTACAACATATATCAGTCCTAATGAAACAAATGAAAATTACATATACATACAAGAATAAGATATGGAACAAGAAAAAGTAAAAAATAAATTAGAACGCATTAGCTTTAAACAAGCATCATTACCTGTATTTTCGGAACCATTACAAAAGTTTCCGTGGGTATATTATGGTGAAACTAACTTAATGCCAAATTATTTAATTATGCAATATAACAACTGTGCTATTCATAAAGCAGTTGTGACAAGTAAAGTTAATCAAGTATGTGGTGATGGNATTGTTGCNTTAAANAATCCAATGGCTGTAATCAGTTTAATTAATGGTAAAGAAAACGTTGTGGATATATTCCGTAAATGTGCATTAGATTTAATTTTATTTGGTGCTTATTCATTAAACGTGGTATGGAGCAGGGATAGAAAATCAATTGCTGAATTATATCACATTGATGTATCAAGAGTTAGAATGGGTAAGATGAACGCAGATGATGAAGTTGAAAAATATTTCTTCAGTCCTGATTGGGCTAACTTAAGAAGGTTTCCACCAAAAGAATATGAACCATTTAATCAAAATGGTAAAGATGCAAGTCAAATTTTATACTACAAACAATATTCACCAAATACAACATATTATTCGGTACCTGACTATTCAGGTGGTTTAGCATCAATTGAAATTGACGTGGAAATTAAAAACTTCCATAAGAACAATTTAAGAAANGGTATGATGCCNTCATTGTTTATATCATTCAATAATGGNATCCCTGGTGAAGAAGAACAAAGAGTTTTAACACGTGCATTAGAAGAACAATATTCAGGTTCAGATAATGCAGGACAAGCAATCATTTCATTTAGTGAAAGTAAAGATGCAGCACCTGAAATTACACAAATTAGTCCAGGCGGTAATGATGCGTATTATCAACAAATTTATGATGATATTAACCGTTCAATCTTATCAGCACATCGTGTATCAAGTGCAGAATTATTTGGTGTTGCTACACCAGGTAAATTGGGTAGTGGTTCAGAAATTGTAGAACATTCTGAGTACTTTAGAATTACAGTTATTAAACCATATCAAGATGAATTGTTACCAACATTCAACAAACTATTAAGTTTGAAATTTGAAAAGCCAACAACATTAGAAATACAACCATTATCTTTATTTATGACAGGTGACATTTATGAAAATCCTGCTGTAAGTGATAAACCAACTCCATCAGTTGAAGTTGAAAATCAAGAAATGGCTATCAACCAAAACATTAAAGCAATGAGTGGACGTGAGTGGCAGAATATGATGCGTGTGGTAAGAGAATATAATAAAGAAAAAATATCATATGAACAAGCAGCACAAATGTTAAGGAGTGCTTATGGTTTAAACGATGAAGAAATAACAACGTGGTTAGGACAATAAAAATTAATTAATATGGGTGTTTTATTAATATCAGAGGTGAAACTAAAAAATTTCACAAATTTAAATAAAAATCTGGATATGGACGTTTTAAAAGCGGAAATACAGATAGCACAAGATATTGACTTACAAACAATATTAGGTACATTATTTTATAATCATTTATTAAGTTGTGTAACAGCAACAGGTAATACATTTAATGCTGATGAAAAGATATTGGTGGACGATTACATCAGTCCGTACCTGATACAGCAAAGTTATTTTCAAGCAATACCGCATATACTTTATCGTTCTATGAACCGTGCAATTGTTCAAGGAACTATGGAAAATGCTGAACCAGTTAATATTGAAACAATGAAATATCTACGTGGTATCCAAAAGCAACGAGCAGATTTTTATATGACACGTCTTCAAGATTACTTATTGATTGGTAAAGGACAAAACAAATTCCCACAATATAATACTCAAAGTACAATTGATGGAATGATACCTGATAGAACACAAAAATATCAAATGGGTATTTCATTAACACGTACAACTAGAAAAGGATATGGCAGAGGAAATGCTGTTGATAATGGTTTGAACCCAGGCTATTCAGAATTAGCACATTCAAATCCCCCATGTATGGATTGCTATTAATATGAAAGATATACTTCTCGTTGTAATACCGTCCATTTTAGCGTACATTTTTGGTTACAGGATGAATAACGCTGACTTATGTGGAAAGCGTCTGGATGAGCTTGAAAAGAGCATTGGCGTGTATAATACCATCATTGGTGATATGAGCAATAAGATTGAACTATTAACCAAAGAAATAAATAATCTTGAAAGTAAAATTCAAGACCTTATAAAAGAAAATAAACATTTAAAAAATCAAAATAGTATATAATGGCAACAGTAGCAGAATTTATTAGCGTATTACGCAACAGTTCACCACAGGTACATATCTTCCATAATCAAACACAAGTCTATTCCGAACACGTAGCATTGGGTATGTATTACGACGATGTATTGGACTTAATTGACAGATTAACCGAAACTTATACTGCATTATATGGTGAAGTAACAGGATACAAAGCAATAGCTTATAAGGATTATGTTAGCAAAGATGAAACATTAACTTACTTCAAAGGATTGTATCAGTACGTTCAAACAAACAGAACAGTTTTTACTGATAGTTTTTTACAAAATATTGTAGATGAATTATCTGAATTAATAACCCAAACGATTTTTCGTTTGAATTTAAATAAAATATAATATGCGTTTAGAACAAATTATCAAAATTAGACAATCACAATTTAATGTAGCATCACCTGCTAAAAAACCAGTTGATTTAGCAGCCTATCCGTGGGATGAGTGTATTGCAGACCAGATGGAAAAATATGGTGATGAAGAAACTGCTAAACGTATTTGTGGTGCTATTAAAGCATTAAATGCTGAAAGACAACAAATGGATGTAGTTAAGGAAGGTTTCCCAATTCCATCACCATCAGAAGGTGAAGCAGAAGCTGATTATGTCAGTAGATGTATGAAAGAAATTGGAAGTGAGTACGATACTCAAGAACAAGCTTTAGCAGTGTGTTATGCACAATTGGAAAAGAAATAAGTTTGTTGGCAATGCCAGAGAACTTTTATAAAAGATATAAAAAAAGCAACCGATTGGTTGCTTTCTTGTTTTACTGAACTTTATTAAAAAACCAATGCTCACCATCATCAGTCCTTTCTATTAAGGTTATAAAATGGTTTTCGTAAGATTTACCCCATAAACCATTATCAACCATATATCTTACTAACAAAACCATACGTGGGGTTGGTTCGGGTTTATTCCCTAACATATCTTCTAATTCTTGAAACCCTTGAACAAGTTTATCATCTTTGAAAGAATGTGTTAAACTACCATTTGTTGTTGTAACTGTGTAAGTAATAGTCATATATTTTTATTTAGAATGTAAAATTAGGGGATATATTTCAATCCCCCAAATTTATTTTAATTTAATGTAGTAAGATGTTTTACCGTAATTACAGATGATAAATCAACTAAAGCTTCACCATCTTCATCATAAGGAAAAATATCAATAATATCTTCATTACCGGCTACGACATTTATTTCCTTAACTTGTTTATCGGTTGGTAAGTAGTTATGTCTTTTTAACAAATCAATAACGTAACTTGTTTGTTCGTTTGTGATGTTACCATTTTGTTTTTCAAAACAAACCATTTCACCTTTGTTACAAGTGATGTTAATTTCAAACATCTGATTTAAAAAATCATTATTCATAATTGTTATGGTTACCTATACACCATTAGGTTTTTCAATATGTAAAGAACTTTCTTCGTACGAAGATAATACATTTTAATTAAACTATTAGATTTTTTTTAAAAAGTTTATCCCATACTTTTACACATTAAAAAACCCCCAAGAATGGGGGTTAAATAAGTAATTAAAACTACAAGAAGGACAAGTGAAAATGGCGAATAATCAGATATTAGAAATAATATGTCGTCCTTCCAATATTAATAAATATACAAAAATTTTAAAAAATCCAAATATTTAATAATAAATTTCTAACCATTTTTCGTTGGGTTGGTTTAAGCTATTAACCTTTTCAACCCATATTTCAATTAGCTGCTTTTTATTTTTGGAGTACAATGACTTAACATCGTCTATGTCCAATTTAATCTTTTGTAATTCACAAAGCCATTCAATTTGGGTTATAACCAATTCTTTGTTGTCACGTTCAAGTTTGTATGTTTTCATATTGTTTTATTTTAAAATGTTCCACCATCAATTTCNTCATCAAATGTAAATGGGTGTTCCTGTTCAATTTTTTCCATTATTAATGACAGGTAATGAATGATAGTCATTAGAGGTTCNGTATCNTCATCAACAACACCTTCCTGTAAGCTATCATTCAATAAGTCATTTACGTTGTGCAATATATCCCAACTCTGTTTCCANGTTGGAATATCAGTTTTTAACCTTGTNTCTTTAAAAATATATTTCATATTATTAAATAGTCGGTATTTTGTTTTTCGTTGCAACGTGCTTGTCAATTATTTTAAACGTTTCTTCCATTTCCTTATTTCTACCATTAATGCAGTAGTCGGTAATAGCATCGTTAATCTTGATAATTTCTAGCAACGATAATTGGGTGTCCATTAATTTGCAGTAGTCCATTAAAAACTTTAAACTGCTTTGTCTTACGATTGATTGTTGTTCTTCTTTTGAGTACGCCATTTTGTTTTATTTTAATTGTTTTTCTAGTGTTAAATCACAGTCTTCTAAAAGGTCAGCATCTTCAAATGCATTACAATAACAATAGTCAATATTTTTGAATATTTGTCTTGCGTTATTTTTATAAATCTGTTCAGCGTCCTTATAAATTATATCGTACATACCAGGTACATTTTCATCATCAGGATATTCATCTTCAATTTTAAAAACAATATCTTCAATAATAGTTTCCTTACTATAATAATGACCAGCCACAAAATCAGGGTGTGAACACAACTCAGTATAAATGTCATCAATAGGACGAAGTTCTTTTTTTAGTGGTGCGGTAATAACACCTGTTACTGTTTTTTTCATATTAGTTATTATTTAAGGTTAAAAATCTAAATTCAAATTCTCCGTCCATTTTTTTAAGTAAGCATTGGTAAACTATTTCGTCAAATCCAAAACCCATTCCACTCCAATCTTCATTGTCTTCATTAGCACCTTCGTAATAAGATTGTAACCTATCAAAATTCGTTGCAACGATACGGTTGAATAAGATTACCATCATGTGCAATTGCTCGTGATTTAGGCTATGCCAAATAGCAAACTCATCGGAATTAAGAAAGCATCCAACCATATCATCGGATAAGTCTAAAATTTCTTCAAAGGTTAAACCAACAGATACTTCAGAGTATTTCTGTACAAGTAATGCTATTGTCTGCTTTTGTTGTGGGGTAATTGTGTTCCAAACTGTTTTCTCAGTTGGAGTAATGTTTAGTCTAAACATAATGTGGTACTTTTAAAAATTTGATAAATGATTGGGGGAATATGTCAGTAAGAACATCAACCCTGTATTATTAACCCCCAATCCTTAGACTAATATAAGAAAAGAATTTGATAAAAAAAAATATTTCAAAATATTTCAAAATATTTCGTCTTTTGGTAAAAGTTCCCTATATTTATTAAAGTAGTCAGTACCACTATATGACTTAACAATATTAAATTGGGGTTTTGGATGATAATAAGCGTGGTACCTTATTAAAGTCCTTAACCCCATTTTCAATTTATGGCTAAAAGATTTACAGATAGTGAAAAATGGGAAGATGTTTTCTTCACTGAACTATCAAATGACAACAAGGTTATCTGGTTTTACCTACTAGACCATTGTGATAACGCTGGCATCATCAAAATTAATATCAGAAATATTAATTACTTTTGTTCTACGAACATAACAGTTGAGAATTTATTTTCTACATTCAAAAATAGATTAACTCAAATTACTGAAGATACTGGTATTATAAATAAATTTTGTACATTTCAATATGGACCTGATTTTCTTACTAGTAATAATAAAGCGGTAATAGCAGCTATTAATAAATTACTTTCATATGGTATTGTAACTAGAACCAAAGAAAATACTTATACCCTATCTATAGGGTATCAATACCCTACTGATACCCCCAAAGAAAAAGAAAAGGTTAAAGAACAAATTAAGGAACAAGTTAAAGACCAGATAGAAGAACAAGAATGGAATAATTTAAAAGATAAGATAAGAGAAAATGGTTGGAATAGTTTATCAACAAAAGAAGCAGCAAGGTATCATCAACTTAAACCAATTTATAACTAATGAACACCCAACAAAGTTTAGACAAATGGATAACTAAATGTATCCAGCATTATAACAATAACTCAAATAAAAAAATAAGTATGAAAACAGTAGAAGAACGTATTGAACAATTAGAAAAAGCACATAGCAGGTTACATAATCAGCTAAAGGATGTACAGGAAGATTTAATNATTATNAAAGACAGGATGGGTAATAACTATCTTGAACTNACTAGTAAGATTGATAATATTTTAAATACACTTCAACCGAAGGAAGAAATAGCAGCATTACCGGATGAATTAAAGAACGGTATTGAGTACAAAGCTATCGTATCAGAAATTATCAAAACAAAGGATGTTGAATGGAAAAGAAAGAACTATACCAACTATGAATTGAAATTAGAAGGTAAGGAAGAATATATGTTCTTAGCTTTCGTTCCAACTGATAATAAAATAATAGCCGGTGACAAGGTAAGATTTACTTACCAACATCCGTTCCAATGTAGAAAATTAACAACAATAGATGAAAGGAATTAAATTCAGAAATGGTGAATTATCTTATAAACAATTCACTCAACTAACTAAAGAAGAAAAGANAANANACATCAACTTTTTACTAACANTTAAAGAAAGTGAATTAGGTTTTAACGATGTAATAATTTTAAACCAGTTTGGTAAAAAAGAAAAATCCAAACTAAATAAATTTTTAGAACTATGAGAATTATCCCAATGCACAACAATGCTGATTTTGACGTAGATATGTCATTAGCGGAAATTAAGGTAGATGATACCAACCTGTTTTCAAAAGCAGAACAACCATCAGTTAATTTATTCAATAGCATCATCGGTGGTACAATTGAAATGAAAAGTCATCTACAAACTCTNAAGACAGGTAATCTGTTTATTGAGTATAANATAGATACCAAAGGTGATGGTGAATTTAACCTATCAGGTTTATCAGTAACCAAAGCTGATTACTGGTTTCTNAACATAGGTGAAATGGGTTTATTCCTTTCCTATAATTTTTTAAAGTATTTGTACGACNATCGNGATGCATTAAAAATTGATAGCAACAATAATGGTAAAACAGCAAAGGACCATATCGGTTATGGTTTAATAATTCCTATGTGGCGTTTAATGGAATTGTATATGTGCTATAACCAACATTTAATTATTCAAAGAATAAAAGAAATTCAAGGACTTTAATCTTGATTATGAGTTAAACTGCATATATATTTNTNTAGCTAATAATGCTCAATTGGAAGCTAACCCACCCTACTGATATTACTGTCATATGTTTTTTCTAATCAGGGTGGGTTTTTTGTATTTAAGAAAGTATTTATATATATGCCAATATGTAACAGATGTTTTATTGATAAGGTTGAAGATGATTTTTATAAAGTAAAAAACAACGGTGTAATTTCAAGACGTAAGATTTGTAAAATATGTCACACCAAAAGGGAATTAGATAGATACAACAGGAAAGTAGGTAAGATAGATAATATTGATAAAAGAAAAATTAGATTAGCATTTTGTACCACGTGCAACGAATGGAAAGATAAACATCAATCATTTGCTTTTGATATTACCAAATGTAATGTTTGCATTAAAAACGAATTAGAGACGATTTTAGACACTCAAAATGAAATTGTAGAAGAAGATACCATTGAAGAACAAAGTCCTGAATTTACCCCATTAGAATTAGAAGACGAACCATTATACAGAACTTGTAGTACCTGCGGAATGGAAAAGTTAAGAAATGAGTATTACAAATCCAATAAAAGGAATTGCATTAGTTGTTTATTAACCAAAAGAAAGAAATTATCAATAGCACAGAATGATGGTACGCAATGGGCGGTATTACGTGGTGTAGGGGAATATCAATGTGAAGAACAATTTGATGCACTATCGGATATGATGTATAAGTTGGGATGGAAGTATGAACCAAATGGAACAAATGATTATAATGGGATGTGGTATAAACCCGGGTTCAAAGATGAGTTTGGTAACTTTTTAAATATCACATCAAATACCAAACCGAAAAGAACCAGAAGATTTAGCAGCAAAACAGGTAAGCAAATTGGATGGACGATATGAAGAAATAAAATTATTAAGGGAACAGGGACATATTTATATGGACATAGCAGATATGTTGGGTTGTTCTCATACCACATTAAGACATTTTGTTAAAAAACATAAACTTTTGAATAAATCGTGATATTTATGAATATGAAGAATGTAAAGATTGGGAATTTGGAAATACCAGAGAACTACTTTGACTTAACATCAGAAGAAAAGGAAGCGGTGTGCTGCATTATATATGATGACATATATCATATCATCGCAAAGAATTTCCCATACAAGGATATAGATAAAAGATTATTTTTAGAGAAGGTAATTGAAAGCAGTTTAATCACAAACGTATCAGAAGAAAAATACGAAATAGCGGCGGTCTTAAAGGACATAAAAGAAATGATTAAACCGATTAATGAATAAAGAAGTAGAATTATACATTACCAACCATTACTATCAGCTATTAGACATATCCAAAAAGATATGCAAACATCAACCCCAATTTTCAGGGGATTTATTACATTTTGTAATCTTAGAGTTATACAATAAAGAAGAAATAAAACTCAAATCATTTGACAATAATTCAATAAAATACTACATTACTGCAATAATGCGAATTAACTTTCATAGCAAAACATCACCCTGGCATTACAAGATGATGAAAGAATTTAAATCGTATAACGAACTATCAGATAATATTTATAACATATCAACAGAACAGGAACATTACGAAACGGAACTAATGATGGAAATAATGGAAGTAGAATATGCAGAGTTAAATTGGTTTCACAAATCCGTTTTGGATTTATATCTTCAATTAGAGAGTTTAAAGAAGGTAAGCAAACAAACAGGGGTGCCATTAACATCTGTAGTAAGATATGT